CGAAGACCCGATCACTGGAGAAGAGGCCGAATTCACTCCCGAGGAATACGGGCAGGCCAACAAGCGCCTGAAGCAGCTTCTCGGCATGGAAATGCAGGGCGCGCGCTTCAAGCGCAAGGTGCGCAAGCAGGCGTTCTTCGGTGAGGTAACGCTGAGCTACGGCCCGGCGCCGTGCAATGACGAATTCTCGCTTCAATGCGTGACCGGCAAGTACGACCGCAGCCTGGGTGTCTGGTACGGGGCGGTCGAAGCCATGCTCGACCCGCAACGCTGGGCCAACAAGTGGCTCGCGCAGATGATGCACATCATGAATTCCAACGCCAAGGGCGGCATCATGGCCGAGGCGGGGGCGTTCAGCGATCCGCGCAAGGCCGAGGCCGAATGGGCGCAGCCCGATTCCATCACGATGATGGAAGACGGAGCCATTTCCGCCAACAAGGTCAAGGAGAAGCCTCAGGCGCAGTTCCCGGTCGGGTTCCAGCAGCTCACCGAGTTCGCGATTTCATCGATCCGGGACGTGTCCGGCGTTTCGGTGGAAATGCTCGGGATGCGCGATGCCAACCAGCCCGCCTCGCTGGAATACCAGCGCCGTCAGTCGAGCATGACCATTCTCCAGCCGTTGTTCGACGGGTTGAAGCTCTATCGCGAAATGCAGGGCCGTGTGGTGCTCTACTACCTGCAAAACGACATCCCGGAGGGGACGCTGGTTCGCATTTCCGGCGAGGAAAACGAGCAGTACGTGCCGCTGATGCGCGATGCGTCGAAGCACTACGACATTATCGTTGACGACGCGCCGAACGCCCCGAACCAGAAGGAGCAAATCTGGTCGATCATCCAGTCCATGCTTCCGCTGGTCGGCAAGGTGATCCCGCCCGAATACATCCTGAAGGCGCTGGAATACTCACCTCTGCCGTCGAGCGTGGTGACCGAGCTGATGGAAATGGCCAAGGCCCCCGACCCGGAAAAGCAGAAGCAGGCGGAAATCGCCGCGCGTGGCGCGATGGCGGAAATCAGCGAGACGGAATCGCAGGCCATGCTCAACAAGGCCAAGGCGATGGCCGAAGAGCAGAAAGGCCAGACCGCGCAGATCGAAGCCGAAGCCGAGATGATGCAGTCGCAGATGGACATGCGCATTTCCCGGCAGGAGTTCGCGCAGCGCATGGAAGCGCTTCAGATGGAGCGCGTTCGCGACCGCGAAAAGCACGACGCCGACATGGAGAAGATCGCCGCGCAGCTCGCCATGCTCAATTCCCGGCAGGCCGCGCAGCGCTCCGTGACGCAGAACTAGCTTCCCGCGCCGGACGGGTCATTCCGGCACACTCAAGGCAGGACAGGCAGGAAAGATGGCACGCAAGACCGTGACTGAAGAAGATCTCGGGCTCGAACTGACCGAGGACGAACTGGCGAGCACCGCCACTCCAGACGATGATGCGCCCGTCGACACACCCGATCCGTCCGACGACGCGCCGGAAGCGGATGGCGGGCAACCGGCGAAAGCCGAAGACGCCGACAAGAGCACACCGAAGGCGGACGAAGAGCCGCGCATGGTCGATGTCCGCGCCTTGCAGGAAGCGCGGAACGAAAGCCGGGAGCTGAAGCAGCAGGTCAGCGTCCTGACCCGGCGCTGGGACGAATTCCTGACGGCCCAGCAGCAGCCCAAGGAGCCGGAGAAGCCTAATTCTCCCGATCCCAAGCAGAACCCCTTCGACGCTCTCAATTACCTGTATCAGAAGGATCAGGCGCGCGATCAGGAGACCGCCGAGCAGACGCGCCAGCGGGCCCAGGCCGAACAGCAGCAGACCGAGATCACGCGCATCTACAACGAGGCGGACGCGGAATTCACCGAAGCCTCGGCGGCTGATCCGAGCGTCACTGACGCATGGAAGGCGCTCACCGGCAGCTATGCCAGAGAGTATCAGGCGCTGGGCTACGCGCCGCAGGACATCCAGCAGCAGTTGCACGACTCAATCATCCAGCACGCGGTCTATGCCCGGCAGGCGGGCAGGCCGATTGCCGACTATATCAAGTCGCTGGCGACGGCGCGCGGGTGGCAGCCGCAGGCTGCTCCATCGCCGGAAGGGCCAAAGCCGAAGACCGATATTGCGGCTGTGGCGTCGGCCCAGCAGCGTCACCAGAGCCTGTCGGACGCGCCGGGAGGCGAGGGTATCGCTCCGCTCGACGCCAAGGCGCTCGGGAGAATGAGCGACAAGGACTTCAAGTCCTGGCTCGCCAAGCGTGGCAACGAACAGAAATTTGAGGAGATCATGGGCGGGTGACCCTGCCTGATCCTGCTCACGATGGCCTACGTATGAGGGCCTGAAACTCATGCTTCGGACGCCGGGACCGTCAGACCGGCAACACCTTCGGGCGCATCTCCCGTTACCGATGCTTCGCCTTGCCTAGCGGGCGTTATCGCGCGGCGCACACCCACACATCATCCAGCAACAGGAGCCAGAAATGGCCACCACCACGTTCGGTGTCAACGACACCAACACGGTCAAGCTGTGGGCAAGGCGTCTCGGTTTCCAGATCGTTTATCGGACCGATATCTCCGCGCTCATCGGCGAATCCGCGAACTCCATCATCCACCTCAAGCCAGAGACCTCCAAGTCGGCTGGCGACCAGGTGACATTCTCCCTCATGACCGAACTGATGGGCGACGGCTTCACAGAGTCGGAAATCGCTGAGGGCAACGGCGAAAGCCTGTCGATCTACGCTGACGCCATTGTCATCAACGAGCTGGGCCACGTGGTCGGCATCCCCAACAAGGGCCGGTCCATCGACGCACAGCGCGTTCCGTTCAACCTTCGCGATGCGGCCCGCATGGGGCTTCGCGCATGGTGGAGCAAGCGACTGTCGGTTGTCTTCTTCAACCACGTCTGCGGCTACACGCCGGAGACGGCAGCGAAGTACCGGGGCAACAACACGATCCTGGCGCCGTCCTCTGGGCGGCAAGTCTGGGTTGATGCGGGCAACGACGGCAACGATGGCGACGAAGACCTTGCCAGCGACGACACGTTCACGCTGCGCATGGTGGACATCGCCCGCGAGGTTGCGGAAACCCAGACCAACCCGGTTCGGCCGATCAACGTCGAAGGCTACGACGACGGGCGGGACATCTCGGGCGGCAAATACGTCATGTATTTGCATCCCTATCAGGTCACGGACATGCGGACGAATACGTCCACTGGCCAGTGGCTCGACATCCAGAAGGCCGCGCTCGCCAACGGCAGTGCCTCGAAAAATCCGATCTACACGGATGCTCTGGGCGAGCACAACAACGTCATCCTGAAGAAGGCCAACCACGTCACGCTTGGAGCGGATTCTGGCACGCCGACGACTTCGGTTGCCGACACGCGCCGGGCGGTTCTGCTCGGAGCGCAGGCAGTCGCAATGGCCACGTCCAAGGATGGCGGTGAGACCGACTACTCGTGGAACGAAGAGCTGCTCGATCACAAGCGCAAGCTCGAAGTTTCGGTCATGTCCATCTTCGGCATGAAGAAGACCCGGTTCAACAGCGCCGATTTCGGCACGGTTGTGGTGTCTTCCTATGCCGCGGCCCACACCAGCTAAGGAGGCTGAGAAATGGCTACCAACACGGCTGGCAGCACCGCCCGCCTCCTCTCGACCCAGCAGGTGCACTACATGCGCAAGCGCATCACCTTCGCCATCGAGAATACGGCCATCACCATCGGGGTCATTCCCGCTGGGGCGTCCGTTGTCGGCGGGGGCGTTCACGTCATCACGGCGTTCGATGACTCCGGCACGGACACGCTCGACGTTGGCTTTACGGGGGGGTCTTCGACGGCTGATCCCAACGCCTACGCCACGCTGCTCGATCTTGAGGCAGTCGGTTACATCGTGCTCGATGAACTGGCAGCGACCACCAACATCGTGCAGACCGTCGATACCACCGTCACGTGCATCTACAACGGCCAGAACAACAATGCGGCGGCTGGCGTGGCGGACGTGATGATCATGTACATCCCCGCCGTCTAGGGCCTGTGAGGCGGGCTCCGGCCCGCCTCCTTCACAACAAGGAGAACTCACAATGGCTACTGGCAATCACACCCTGCACCAGGACGAGGTGGGGTATTTCGAAAGCCTCAACATCGACGGCACCGCTGTTGCTGCTGTTGACTTCGATCTGCTCAACGGCGTCACCGCTACTGCGGCGGAAATCAACTATCTCGACATTGCCACGCTCGGCACAGGAGCGGCTTCGAAAGCGGTCGTTCTCGATACCAATGGTGCTTATGTCGGGCCGACCACCGCCGCGACCAAGTTCACGTGGAACGTGACCAGCACTTCAACTGACGGCGGCACCAGCGTCGAGCCTTTCGTCCACAATACCACCATGACAGGTATCGGCGGTGTTGGTGGCCGGGCACGGTTCGAACTCGACACCAACGTTGCTCTGGGCAGCTGGGCCAATGCCCTCAAGGCACAGTTGCAACTTGGCGCATCGGGCAAGGTGGCTGGTCTCGGTTCTGCATTCGTGGCCGAACTGGTCATGGGCGCCGGCGCGGCGGACGGCAGCTACGCCCCGCTCGAACTTGAGCTGGGAATGCCTACGGGGGCGCTCACCGGCACCGAGACAGCCTTCATCAACATGACGGCCTATGGCGACGACGCCGGAACACTCGATGATAACGGCTTCCTGTTCAGCATCTCGGGCATCACCAAGGGTGCCGCGCATATTCTTGCCGACACAACCACGGGCTCGACCGCCCGCCCGGTTCAGGTGCTTCGCGTCAAAACCCCTGACGGCACGCGCTATCTGCCCCTCTACAGCACGATAGCGATTGCCGCCTAATGCAGACCGCCGAGTATCTGTCTGCCCTCAAGACTCACCGCGAGAACCTTTCCGCTCAGCAGCAAAAGGCTCTCGCGGCCTACCATCAGGCCAGCGGGGCCATCGCCATCATCGATGTGCTTTTGCGGGAAAGCGCCCCAGCGGACGCGAAAAACGTCGAGGAGGTAACCGATGCCTGACGAAATGGCGGACTACCTCGAAAGCTCCCTTGCCTACTTCACTGAAGAGGAGCTGGAGGAAACCCCGGCACAGATGGATTCCCGCCTGCGCCGGAAGCGCCAGAAGGCTGCCACGCCGAAAGGGCATTGCCCCAAATGCGGCAAGCACATCGGCAGGGGTGTCGCGTTTCACATGAAGGCCTGCAAGGCATGACCACCCGCGACACGATGGTGGGGCGCATTCAGGACGAGACGCGCCGGACTGATGCGAACTTCACGGCAATCATCGTTGAGCACATCGAAGACGCCATCACGCTCTACCAGTCGAAGCGTCTCTGGTTCAACGAGAGCCGTGACGTGACGTTTTCGACGGTCGCTGACCAGCCGGAATACGACTTCGGCGCTGGCTTGGACATCACCACCGAATTCTACCAGATCGACAAGGCGGTGCTTGAGGAAGCGAGCAAAGACTACACGCTGGACCCGCGTCCATACACCGAACTGGAAACCCTGATCGACGGGTCTTCAACGTCGAGCCGCCCCGGAAATTACGCCTATGTGAACCGGGCGCTGGTCCTCTATCCGGTCCCGGATGCGGTTTACACCGTCCGGCTCACGGGTCATGTAAAGCTCGCGGCTCCAGCGGCGGGCAGTACGACCGGCAATGAATGGATGACCGAGGCGTTCAGCCTTATCCACTTCCGGGCGTTGGGATCGCTTTTCGACACCGTTATTCACGGGCAGGGAAGCCTTGAGAAGGCCGCCATAGCCTACCAGCGCGAAGCGTTGGCCATGAGAGTTCTGGCGGGCGCGACGACGCGCAAGGTTTCGTCCGGCTCCCTGGAACCGACGCAGTTCTGACATGCTCATTCCGTTCGGACGCTGGTCACCCGGCCTTGCTGACACGACGCCGGGCGGCTCCCGCGTGATTGAGGGCGTCATTCCGCTGGCCGATGGGGCCTATGGCCCGATGCCGCAATTCTCGACTGTAGCCGGGGCCGAAGCGCTTGCAGAGGCACCAAGGGGCCACATCTCGTTTCCCAAGGCTGACGGCACCTATGTGCGGTACGTGGCGACCTCGACCGACTGGTATTCGTTCAGTGCCGATGGCTCCTTTACGTCGATTGTCAGTGGCAATTCCGTACCGCCGGGCGACAGGGAATCCTTTCTCCGCTTCGGGGACAAGCTGCTCGGCACCAATATCACCGACGGGTTCCGCGCCTATGATTTCGAGACTGCAACCGCTGATGGCACGATAGCGGCGGCCCCCGCGGCGCGGTTCGCCTTCGAGTGCGGGAATGTCGTCATCGCTCTCGACTGCGACGGCAACAACCAGCTTATCCAGAACAGCGCCAGCAACGATCACACCGACTGGACCAATGGCGGGGCGGATTACCAGCCGCTTGAGGGAGGAGGGGCGCTTGTCGCAGGGGTGGCGGTCTCCGATGGTTCGGCAATCATATTCCAGCGTGAGGCGATCCGCTTCATGCAGTTCGGCGGGTCCGGGGGCGGGCCGCTCTATTCGCTGTACCTGATGTCCGATCAGGCTGGCGCGGTGAACGCGGGCTCGGTTGTCGGCGCGGCGGGCGGGGCGTTTTTCATCGACACGGACGGCCCCAAGTTTGTCGCTCCCGGCGCAATGCCGGTCTCCATCGGCGCCAAGGACGGCATCAGCGGCTGGCTTGACGACAATGTGGCCGCCGGAGACCTCGACACCATCGAAGGGGCCTATGACAGGTTCCGGCGCATGGTGTGGTGGCGCGTCCCGGTGTCCGGCGACAGCGCAACCGTCTTTTCCAGAATGCTCGGCTACCACGTCGATCATGACAAGTGGACCCGGCTGACGGTCACGACTTCGGCGCTGTTTTCGACGGCTCTGCCCGGCTTTGTGTGGGCTGACCTGACCGATACATGGTCGACCTACAATCAGTTCCCGTGGGGGGATCGGTACTGGCAGGGCGGGGAGCCGCTGTTCGGCGGCTTCGACAGCGATTTCAAGCTGGCGCTGTTTTCGGGAACCCCGATGGCGGCGACGCTGGAATCCTCGCTGCAACAGTTCCCGCAGTCTCAATACATCAATTCCGTGACCCCGATCACCGATGCGGCGTCCGGCACCATGCAGATTGGCGTGGCCGACAGGATCGGCGCCCCCCTAACATGGACGGTGGAGCCTTCGCCCATCAACGACGAGGGCGACTGCATGTTTCTGGAACGCGGCAAGGCGGCCAAGGGCCGGCTAAACCTCGCGGCGGGGACAGTGTGGACCTACGCGTCGGGCGTTGACCATCCGAACACGAGCGGCAGATGAGCGCTTTTGGCTATCATGACGGGCAGCGGGCCACGGCACGCGGCATCCTCGCCGGGTCCAGTGCCACGACGTTGCTGGACGCGGCTACGCAGGCGTTCGATGTCGTCAGCATCGTCCTGGTCAACCATTCGACGGGGACGCTGACGCCCATCGTTGACCTTTACGATGGCACGACGGCCCACATCATCCGCGACAACGCCGACCTTGCGGATAAGGCCCGCGAAGTCGTGGACATCGGCCCGTTCCTGAAAATGTCGCGCGGCGACAAGCTGCGCCTGACCTCGAAC